ATTATGTATTGAATATTTAATATTAACTATTGTTACAAAGGATAATATTCAGCCGATGAGCGACTCTGAATTCGCAAAAACTGTTTTTGACAGATTCAAATATAATCTTGATAATGAATTTTAAACTATTTATAAGTTTAAAATTATATTATTTATTTCTTGGTTTTCTTAGACTTACTTGAGCTTGTATTAGTAATATTCTTCAGCCACTTATCATACTCGACCTTGAACTCTTCTAACTCATTTAACCACATCTGCTTCTCACTTAGCTTCTTTATATTTTCTAATTTACTCCTTACGCCCTCAATGTCATTCTTTAGTTCTTTAATTTTATTTGCTGTAAGTGTTCTTACTTGTAATCGAAGTAAGTAAGCGTATCCGTTTTTTATCTCTTCGCCCTCTTCTGTATCCTTAGTGCTTTCCTTGTCGTACCCACGTTTCTCAAGTTCTTTTACAATAACATCTTCATCGACATTCATAATGTTCAAAGTTTTATTTACAACTTCTGTAATAAATCGTTCTTTATTTCCAAGATGTCGTAGCTCTTTTTCAAGAACACTGATAATATATTTCTTGCGCTTTATGTAAAACTCCAACCTCATGGTACAGAAATCATCAATAATCTGATCAACTGAATACTTCTTTAATTGCTCTCTTTCATTAAACAAAACCATATTTGTAGTATGTAGATAAGTGTATAATTTCATATTATCAAGATTGCAATTCATTCCGTCATCAGTTTGTGTAAGTACAAAACTAACCTTATTTGGGGCAGAGTAGTTCTTCATACTCTTAATATCCTTCGCTACCAACCAATCCTCGCAAGTCTCCTTGAATTTATTTATTGAAACTCCAATCGGCAATTCAGTTACAGTCACTTTATTTTTATCTTTATTTATAACTCCATAGGTGATATATTTGCCATCTTGTTTTTGAATAGTTCCTTCAAAACCGCGATACCATGGATGTATTTCTGGTAAGAGTGATATAGTTGTTCCATCTTCTTCATCCTTAATTATAACCTTACCATCATTATCTAACCATACTTTGATACAATCGATTACATCCAAAGGGTTGTATTGGGGGATTGTACAGCTCCAACCGCTCGCGATTCCTATGGCACCATTCACAAGAACCATTGGAATAATTGGAATATAAAACTTTGGCTCGACTAAATCTCCGTCATCCTCGATATAATCAAGTAATACATCATCCTCTTTTCTAAAAATAAAAGGAGTAATAGTCTCCATCTTTGTAAATATATATCTTGGTGATGCTGCATCACCACCATTTTCTTGTCTTGTTCCGAACATACCATCTCGATATAAAAGTGGAATATTATTCGAACCAACAAACTCATTCGCTAGCTTGATGATCGTCTCAAAAAGATTTTGTTCTCCGTGATGATAGTTAGTATGTTCTGCTACATAACCACCAAGTTGCGCTACCTTAAGAGATTGTTTGTTATATGTTAGATCTCTCTTTTTCACTGCGTAAAGTATCTTTCGCTGAGACTGCTTTAATCCGTCGAACAAGTTCGGAATACTACGCTTGCAATCGTTATGAGAGAACTTGATAACTTCATTGTTTAGAAAATAGGACATATCCATATTGACAACAGCTCCTTGATCATCAAGTGAAAATTCCGGATTTGGATCATAGTTCTCAAGCCAGTCCTTACGCGCATCTGAAAACTTTTTGTGAAAGACTTTATTTATACTTTCATTTGTCTTCTCATCATTCTTATATTCCACCATCTTAAGACCAAAAGTATCAGGAACATCTTCAGGTTTTGTAGTTCCAAGTCCCTTATAGTATTTACTTTTGAAACTCTTTGTTTGAGATTTTGCAAACTCTTTGAAACGATTTTCATCATAAAAGAGTAAATCATTCTTTGGATTAAAGACTCTAACAATCGGAGTCTTCATACTTACCAGGAATGGTTCTTTTCTTTCCAAAAGAGAAGGAAATAAATAATGAAAGAAGTTCAGTATTAACCCTTCGATATGCAAACCATCGACGTCAGCGTCAGTCAAAAAAATAACTTTGCCATATGAAAGTGTTTTATAGTTAGCATCATCGGTATAATCAACATCATGACGCACTCCAAGTGCTTGAATCAAATCCGTAATAACTTTATTTTTTGCAATTGTGGCTGGAATTGAGTTTCGACAGTTCAAAATTTTACCACGTAAAGGAAGCACCCCATTAAAATCGCGTCCAATCTTTCCATACACTCCTTTCTCAATTCCAGCCACCGCATATGTTTTTGCTGATAATCCCTCGCATAACATAAGATTACATTCATGTCCAAGTTTTCCGCCTGCATTGTTTGCCGCATCTAACCCTTCTATCTTTGTATATCCTTTCTTTTTCTTTTCCGATTTTTTCAAAACTGACATCTCTTTCAATTTGATCATATCTTCGATCTCCTCAATCACCGACCATTTCAAAATCTTATTTATATCAGCCTGTTTTATATCAACTGTAATCTTCGGCGCCTCAAGTTTATCCTTCTCTTGTGAAGAAAATTCCGGATTTACTACTGTAGTCGTAATAAATATCTTGAAAAATTTCTTTATATCATTGATTTTAACTTGAGGCTTATCCTTTTTATTTAATTTTGTGACAATCGGTCGAAAAAGCGATTCACAAACCTCATCGACATGCACCCCACCAGTTTTTGTACATATCCCGTTCACAAATGATATAGCCTGAAAATCGCCAGTTTCACTTGTTCGCACGATTATATCTGTGTTACCAGCCTTAATTGCCAACTTATCTTCGGTCGCAAAATCAAATAGATTGGAATATGAAAGAAGATTATTTACAGGGATAACTTCATCATTGAAATATACCTTGACCTTTGTAAGCATTGCTGTATCTACAATATACTTCATATAAAGATTAATTATATCATCTGTGTACCCTTTTAATTCAAATCTCTCGAACTCTGGAAAATATGTAACCTTTGTATATCCTTTTGTAAGCTTCGTATCCTTAATGATAGGTCCTTTGGTATCTCTCATATTGTTAGTCCAAGTTTGTTCCAGGGTCTTTTTGTTTATAGGATCAAGACCTTTTACAGTGAATTTCGAAGAGAAGATACAGGTTGCTTTTGAACCGACGCCATTGGTTCCGGAAATTAATCGTTCCTCATCATCGTCATAGTTTGATCCGGTTAGTAAATTTCCAAAAATCAAACTGTGGTTATAAATTCCTTCTTCCTCATGTATCTCTACTGGGATAACATCGCCATCGTTGCAAACTGTTGTCTCGCCTGTTTCTTTATCAATATTTATCTTAATATAGGTACAAGGGATCTTAGCCTTTCTACTTCGTTCAACATTATCAATCGCGTTTGATAAAATCTCAACAAAAATTCGTAAAATAGCAGGTGAAGACGTAATTATTTTTTTTGTTATCTTAAAGTTTTCCCCCTTAACGCATATATATTCATCAGTCTTTTTCAAAGTCTTACTTCCAATGTACATCGAAGTACGATCCAAAACATGACTGATCGGGTCTTTTTTGGTATAAACTTTCTTCTTTGGTGGCATTTTGTATTTTGTGTATTTTTCTTTTTCAAAAATCAATTTTAAAATTTTTACTCATATAAATTTTAAACTATTATAAGTTTAAAATCTAATTTAATAATTCTTTTACATGTTTTTCAACTTCAGGTTGGGATATACACCAATCTGTATAAGTACTAAGTAAATTTATTTGAATTTTTGTCAATTCGATAACTCGTAATAAAGGACTTGCGAATGCTGTCCTATAATTTGGAAAATTTGAAAATCTAAAATTTAAAAAATCATTTTTAATAGCATCTCTTAAACTTGGTTCAAGAGAATCTAAAAATTTTGTACTTGGTTGATTAACTATGAACAATACATCTACCTCAAAACCTGCTTCTATTTCATATAATTCATTTGCGATTGTTTTTATTTTTCTTCTTGAAAATGTAGGTCCACCAGATAAAAATGATTTTTTCAAATCTTCATAAACCAATTCATAATCTTTCTTATCAAATATTTTAATACTATCTCCTGCTAATTTAAATAAAGTTTCATCACAATAATCTCCAATCCCAAATAAAAGTGAAATATCAGTATAACACGGTTTTTGTGCAGAATCGTTAAACAAACGCATATAGGTATTACAGAAAGAAATTATCTTATTCACGCCTCTTCTAACCAATGATAAAACTCCAAGGTTATCAGATGATCCTCCATCTAAAAAATTAGCGAATCTTGTTTTTATTTCTTTTATATTAGGTTTTATTCTGTTTTGAGTCAGACATATGCAATCTCTTAAACCTTTTCTTCTGCAATATAATGAAGAACCATTTTTATTATTATTACATTTTAAAATTCCTTTAGAACAATCAGTATTATTTTCACATTGAAGAGCTGTATTTGAGTAACAACTCCCATAATATAATTGACAGGTATCATTATCATAACCTTTAGAGGCTATGCATTTATTTTTAGAAATATTAAAAGAACATTGAACATCAGAAATAGTAGGTTTAAAAGTATTTTTATACCATAAAAGATATTTTGGAACTAAGTCAGTAGCAGTAATTAATGGATATTTCAAAACAAATCCTGCATAAGCAGCCGAAGAACAACCTAACATATCTCTCAACGTAAAACATCTTTTTCCCAGGTTATTTACAATAACTTTAAATGGACTAGTTTCACAAACCTTTTCAACAATACTATTATAAGTTAGACTACTATTAGGAGAATCCGATCCAAACGCATAATTTTCAACCACATATCCACCAATAATACTTCCGTCTGGTAATTTATACTCTTTTACTATTCCGGAATACATTGGTGTGAATTCTGTAACTAAATAAGGACAAGAATATTCAGTACATCCTAATGTCGAGCAACATATCCAAAAAGGATCTGTGTCCTTAAGTTTTAAAATATTTAAATTAGTTTTATTATCAGTATTAATTTGTTTAGCCATCTCTTCATTCATTGTACATGGTACATTATCATTTAGCGCGTATGGTTCTAATAATATTTTTCCTATTATATGGTTCCATATCTGATTTAATGGTATTCCATGTACCGGAACTAAAGCTTTCATTAATAATTTTATAACAGGTGCATTATTTACTCTCGCTCCTAAAAATAAATTTTTTTCTACAGGAACAATAAAATTTTCTTTATCAAGATCTTTTAATGTCATAGTTGGTACATTTAAACTTTTTCCGAGAAGTGTATCAATGCTTATTCCTTTCGCATTTGCATAAGAATATGTTCCGTGAAACCATGAACCACCTGAAACAGTAGAAACATAATCAATTTTATTATATAAACCCATTCTGTTTAAAGCTCTGATATATCCTATCATAGATGAATATGATCTTGACCCTCCACCGCTATATGCTAATCCTTTTAAATTATCATTTTGAAAACGAGGCATGCATTTTTCAGGAAATAAAACTTTTTTACCAGTGTAAGTT